GTATGTCCCATTAGAACTTTTTCCTGACCAAGTTTCACTACTTGAAGATTACGAAAGCTACAACGAAAACATTGCATTAAAATACAGACAAGCGGGGGTTTCAACTGTAACCGCGGCTTGGGCGTCAAAAAAACTTGCGTTTGCAAGAAAGGAAAAACCTGAAAAAGTTCTAATCATCGCCAACAAGTTGGACACCTCTGTGGAAATGGCCAACAAAATAAGGGCATTTATTGAACAATGGCCTGATTGGGTTGATATAAGATTCTCTGTAGAAAAAAACTCCCAAAGACATTTCAAATTAAATAATGGATGTGAAGTTAAAGCGGTGGCGACATCCAAAGATGCTCTTAGAGGTTATACACCAACAATTCTTATTTTTGACGAAGCAGCCTTTATCGAGGCCGATGGAGACTTCTGGTCTGCCTGTATGGCCTCACTATCTACTGGTGGTAAAGTAATCGTAGTTTCAACTCCAAACGGTTACGACCCAATCTATTATGAAATCTATGACCAAGCATTAAGAGGTATGAATGATTTCAAAATCTCTGAAATGTTTTGGTATCGAGACCCTCGATATACAAAAGATTTATACATGGTAAAAACGAATGATTTGGTTCATTATCTTTTGAATCGAGAAGATTATCCTATAGATTCCGTAATTAACTTAGCCAATCATAATCCTTATGAAAGAGACCATACCATTGTAACGGATTACATATCACAAGGGTATAAACCTTGCTCTGCATGGTTTGAGGGAATGGTAAAAAAACTCAAGTACGATAGACGTAAAGTTGCTCAAGAACTTGAATGTAACTTTTTAGGATCGGGTGATAACGTATTCGATTCAGAGTTGATGCAAAACATTTCCAAAAATCAACTAAGACCTCCACAAGCCAAACTTATGGGTAACGCTCTTTGGATTTTTAAGGAACCTGTAAATGGTCATAAGTACGTTATGGGAGTTGACGTTTCTCGTGGTGACTCTGAGGACTTTTCATCAATTCAAATTATTGATTTTGATGAGAGGGAACAAGTATTAGAATATGTTGGTAAAGTTCCACCAGATGTATTAGCCGAAATTGCCTATAAATGGGGAACAATGTACAACGCATTCTGTGTAATTGATATTACAGGTGGTATGGGAGTTTCAACCGCCAGAAAAATGCAAGAATTACAATATCAACCCGGATTGTATGTTGATGGAGTCGATACTTCTAACAAATGGAAGTGGGACCCGAAAATAAATGAAAAAATTCCTGGTATTAACTTCAACACAAAAAGAGTACAAATTATTGCGGCATTTGAAGAGGGAGTTAGACACGGATTCAAAATATATTCCCACAGAACTTATAATGAGATGAATACCTTTATATATATTCATGGAAGACCCGACCATCAGAAAGGACAACATGATGACTGTATTATGGGCCTTTCCATGGCGATTTATGTTGCTGAAAAATCATTTCAATCATTAACTAAAGTTGTTAATCACACAAAAGCCATGTTGAATTCATGGGCATCAGTTGTGAATGAGAATAAAAATACTTCAGAATTTTTTAATCCAATGGTACCTCAAATGGGTAGAGACCCAAACCTAAATAATAATGGTGCTAGTAAAGCAGATTATCAAAAATATGGTTGGTTATTTGGTGCTAAATAACTATTTATATTATCAGGGTAAATAGTAAAATTACGTATGGCAGAACAAAATATGACAGTTTGGCAAAGATTGTCACAAACATTTGGACCGAATTCACTTCTCAACCAAGATTATCCGACATTTAAGTTTGATAAAAAGGAACTCCTGCGAACCAAAAGCAGAGAAGAATACGAGAAAGAAAAACTCCAAGCACAACAAACATATTACCTTACCAATCAATGGTCGAAGGTAGAAAACAACCTTTATTCACAGGCAATTTACTATGAACCAACAAGGTTATCTGCTCAATACGATTATGAGTCGATGGAATATACTCCTGAGATTTCTGCTGCGTTAGACATTTATGCCGAAGAATCTACCACAACAAATGAAGATGGATTTATTCTACAAATTTATTCTGAATCAAAAAGAATAAAAGGGGTATTGGCGGACTTATTTAATAACGCATTAGATATCAATACCAATTTACCTATGTGGACAAGAAACACGTGTAAATATGGTGATAACTTCGTCTACTTGAAATTAGACCCTGAAAAAGGAATTGTTGGAGTACAACAATTACCTACAATTGAAATTGAAAGACATGAGGTAGGTGCAAGTGGTAAAATTGCAACGGACGTAAAACAAGAAGTTGATAAAGATAGAAAGGCACTACACTTCACTTGGAAAAACAAAAACATGGAATTCCAATCATGGGAAATTGCTCACTTCAGATTATTGGGTGACGATAGAAAACTTCCTTATGGTACCTCTATGTTGGAAAAGGCAAGAAGAATTTGGAAACAATTATTGTTATCTGAAGATGCGATGTTGATTTATCGTACATCAAGAGCACCTGAGAGAAGAATGTTTAAGGTGTTCGTTGGAAACATGAATGATGACGATGTCGAGGCATACGTACAACGTGTTGCTAACAAGTTCAAAAGAGAACAAATTGTTGATAGTAAAACAGGTAACGTAGATATGAGATTCAACCAAATGGCGGTTGACCAAGATTATTTTATTCCTGTACGTGACCCTGCAGCACCAGATCCAATCACAACACTACCAGGTGCAACAAACCTATCAGAAATAGCCGATATTGAATATATCCAAAAGAAACTATTAACCGCACTTCGTGTACCTAAGGCTTTCTTAGGATTTGAAGAAGTTGTTGGTGATGGTAAAAACTTGGCGTTACAAGATATCCGTTTCGCTCGTACGATTAACAGAATTCAAAAGAGTATGTTGGCAGAACTAAACAAGATTGCTATTGTTCACTTATTTTTATTAGGTTTTGAAGACGAGTTATCAAACTTTACCATAGGATTAACAAATCCTTCTACTCAAGCGGATTTATTAAAGATTGACGTTTGGAAAGAAAAAGTATTACTTTACAAAGATTTGGTTTCCGACCCAGGAAATGGAATACAGGCGACCTCATCTACATGGGCTAAGAAACACATATTTGGATGGTCTGATGATGAAGTTCGTTTAGACTTACAACAACAAAGAATTGAAAGAGCCGTAGGAGAAGAGTTAAAAGCAACTCCAACAGTTATTACAAAAACAGGACTGTTTGATAATATAGATAAACTTTACGGAAGTGCTACAGGTGCAACACCAACTGCAGGCGCCGCTACTACAACTGATGGGTCTGAGGAATTAGGACCTCCACCATCATTCGGTGGAGGAGGAGAAATTCCTGGTGGAGAGCCTGAAACTCCACCGGCAGGCGGAGCTGAAGAAGCTTCACCAGCTGAAGTAACACCAGAATCAAAGAAAAAAGACCTTAACATTTTAGTGGAAAATAATTTAATTGAAGGATCTCAGATAATAAATTTGGGGCAAGCACAAGATTCTTTAGGAGAAATTTCAAAACACTTAGATAAGTTATTAAATTCATAATATTTATTTGAAAAAGACACAATGACCTTCGGAACAGTAAAATCCCTAATTGAAAAAAATCTCTTGGAATCCTACAAAAATGAAATGGAATTCAAGAAGACTTTGCGAGAATTCAAACACAACGTTTTGAGTAATAAAGCTATGTCTAAAGCATACGCAATATATGATCAACTGAGTTCACCCCAAGGGTTAGGAGAACAAGATGCTAAATATTTTATTGAAGAAGGGATTAATCTATTAAACAAAGTTTTGCCAAGCATTAAACTTCCAATCACACTTTCCGAAAAAACTGAAAATAATTATTCCGATATTGACACTTTAGTTTACACACAAGGGGTGGATTTACTTGAAAGGGTTAATGCGAAGAAAAATATTCTAAAGGTTATTACATCAAAAAAAGAATCTATCAAGGAAAATATAAATATTCCAATTAGTTCTATGGTTGCAGTTGCAAATCAAACTGTTAATAACTACATACTCAATTTGGATGAAAATTCTAAGAAAGAATTTTTTCAAATAGTTTCTGAAGATATCAAAACTTTGGAGACAAAATTTGAAACATTACGAGAAAGTACAATATCCAAGCTAACTAATCTTCAAAACAATGAAGATTCTCAGGACATGAAAACAAAAATTTCAGAAACGATTGACAAAATTAAATCTGAAAAATTCGACCAATTAAACTTTTTGAAGTTAAAAAATTTGGAAGAATCAATTTAATCGGTCTTTGATAGTTTGAATATGTTTCGCCTTCAGAATCTGTGCTCTTCTAAGTACAGATTTTTTTGTATATTGTTTCCTATCAAATAAAATTTGATTTTGTTTTGTTTTAATTACTTTTGACTTTAGGGTCTTGAGAGCCTTCTCAAGGGGATTACCCTGATTTATTTTTATTATTATCATATATTAGAAATATCCACAAATATAAAAAAATTTTGACAATCATACATATTATGTATATAATTTCATTAATAAACGTACATAATATCATTATTAATGAAAAAAGGAAAAAGTGTTAAACTTAACCTGTTCAATCCCATAAAATCACAGTATGGGACAGTAGATTCCAAAAACTTAAAATCAGTTTACATAAATATTCAATCGTGGGTTACACCAAAAGAAGAGTTAGATAATTGGAACCGAGTTGTCTCAGGATTGGGACGAGAAATAAAAAATTCCGTTTATGAATCAATAGATTGTAAAATTTTTCAAGAAAAAAATATTGTTGATTTGGACCTTCGGACAAGTGGAATATCTAAAGGGAAAAAATCATTTTTCAATTTGGAAATCAATCTATATACCCTACGTGATATGGATTTCAAGTGTGATGAACTAAAAGAATCAATAAAAACTATAGTCAAATCCATCTATAAAAATAACGTGATTCAAAACAAATACTTTGATTTTTCGATTTCTAAAAAAGACGAAAACTAGCAAACAATCCAAATCCGTATATTTATCTTAAAAGATTAGATGAAAAATTTAAGAATTTTAGAAGCGAGCGAACTTGGCCATGGTATATTGATTGAAATGGATGCAGGTTGGGTTTCTCCCAAAGACACTCATAATATTGATGTTCTAAAAGAAGCTGCCAATTTAGATTATAGAAATCCATTTGAGTTTTATGCAGTTCTTCAAAAATACGACACACCAAATAGAAATGGAAGAACGTATCCTGAAAGGATTTTGAAAAGAGAATCTGAAAGATATAAGCAAGCAATTTCTAAGGGGTTATCCACATCAGAATTAAACCACCCTGAGTCGTCATTAATTGACTTAGACAGAGTATCTCACATTATCACAGACATATGGTGGGATAAAAATATACTCATGGGAAAACTCAAATTATTGACATCTCCAGGGTTTCATGAAAGAGGTATAGTTTCAACTAAAGGAGACCAAGCGGCTAACTTAATGAGACAAGGAGTAACATTAGGAATTTCATCAAGAGGTGTTGGGTCATTAAAAAAAGTTGGAGAAAGAAATGAAGTACAAGATGACTTTGAATTAATATGTTTTGATTTGGTATCTTCTCCATCAACACCAGGAGCTTATTTATTTTCTAACCCTGACGAAAGAAGCAAGTATGAAGAAAATTTAGAAGAAGAAATAAAATCTAAACAAAATAACGACTATGTTGAAAAGTCGGTTGACTTAATGAGAAAATTAGACGATTTTTTAGGAAAATAAAATTATGGACGAAAAATATTTTGTAGCAAAAATTCAGTATGATTTCCCTGATGAAAACACAGGTAAGATTAAAAAAGTTAGAGAAGAGAAACTTGTTAAAGGTTACTCTGTCACAGATGTGGAAGCTAAAGTGACTAAAAAATACGAAGGATTCACTCATGATTGGAGAATCACTGCAGTATCTGAAAGTAAAATCGACGAAGTAATTGAGTAATCAATAATCAAACTGAAACAAAGAAAGTGGTCAATCGACCACTTTTTTTATTTTGGGGATATCGTAAAATGAATTTTTTTAATTTTGGTACTATTTATATGTTAAAATAAACAATTTTTTTCTATGCAAGAAAATAAAAATTTAGTACAAGAGGCGTTAATTCAAATGAGAAATGTTGAAGAAGCAATCGCCCAGAATGCAAAAGGAATACTTGCTTCAACTATGAAGGAAGAAATCAACCAATTAGTAAAAGAATCTCTGTCAGAGCAAGATATGGAAGATGAGATTGAATTAGATACAGATATCGATACCGATATGCCTGTTGATAATGATGATGATATGGAAATGGACATGGAATTTGATATGGACATGGATATGGATTCAGAAGAAAGTCCAATAGATTTGACTGATGCTTCAGACGAAGAAATTCTTAAGGTGTTCAAGGCTATGGGTGAAGAAGATGGTATCATCGTTAAAAAAGACGGTGAAGATATTCACTTAAGCGATACTGACACTGACTCAGAATATTTAGTTAAGCTTGGTGAGTCCGAGGAAGAAATAGATGAAATGATGGATTTAGAAGAAATGGATGACATGGATGTTGATACAGAAGATGTAATCAATGCTATTTTCTCAAAAGACGGAGATGTTGAAGATTTCGACATGGACCAAGATGAAGAAGTTATGTATGAAATTGAATTCGAAGAAGACGACCTTGAAGAAGGAGAAGATCTTGAAGAAGGAGAAGATCTTGAAGAAGGAGAAGACCTTGAAGAAGGAGAAGACCTTGAAGAAGGAGAATACATGGATGAAATGGACATGGATGAAATGGACATGGATGAAATGTACATGGATGAAGAAGAAGATTTGGACGAATCTTACAACCACAGAAGAGCTGTTAGAGAAGGTAAATCGACAGTAAAACCTAAAGGTGTTGGAATTGGGTCTGGTCCTAAATTCACTTACAAAGATAAAGCTAAAGGCGGATTCGATGAGAAGAAGAAAGAAGGACCAAAATCAGTTGGTACTGGTAAACCAAAGTTCGAATACAAGAAAGGTGAAAATATGGAACAAAAATCCAAAGTTGTTAAGGCTGAAACAAAAGAGGGTGCTCACGGAATGAAAAAACCTAACACCTTAAAAAAGAAACCTTTTGGAAAAGAGGAAACTAAAGAAGCAGCAAGAACTTATGGAATGGGTTCAAAAGAAGGAAGAGGACTTAGAAAAGGTATTACCCCAAACAGAAATTTTGTTTATGGTAAGAACGGAGTAAAAACCGAATCCTCAGAATCAGAAGTTGCAACGTTGAGAGAGAAAAATGAAGAATACAGAAAAGCATTAAATGTTTTCAGAGAAAAACTTAATGAAGTTGCTATCTTCAATTCAAACTTGGCATATGCTACAAGATTATTCACTGAACATTCGACTACTAAAAAAGAAAAAATTAACATTCTTAGAAGATTTGATAATGTAGATACTTTGAAAGAATCTAAAAATCTTTACAGGTCGATTAAAGACGAATTGTCTAAAACTGAAAGTACACCAATTAACGAATCAGTAGAAACTAAATTAAACAAAGGTGTTTCTACAGGTTCATCAACTACCCTAATTGAATCAAAAACTTATGAGAATCCTCAATTCTTAAGAATGAAAGATTTGATGAGTAAAATTGGGTAATTAAATAAACAAATAAAACAAACAAAACAAAATACTAAAAATGGGAGCATTATTAGAATCAGGTCTTGTAGGTAACATCGGTCTTAAGCACCTTAAAGTTATCAAAGAAGACACAATCAACAAATGGGACAAATTAGGATTCTTAGAGGGTCTTAAGGGTCACATGAGAGAAAACGTAGCTCAACTTTATGAAAACCAAGCTTCTCACTTAATTAACGAAGCATCATCTACATCTGATACAGGTGCATTTGAAACAGTTGTTTTCCCTATCGTTAGAAGAGTATTCTCTAAATTATTAGCAAACGATATCGTTTCAGTACAAGCTATGAACTTACCAATTGGTAAATTATTCTACTTCGTACCTAACATTCAGTCTTATGAGAATGCTGCAAATCAGCACTGGGCACCTTACGGTTCACCAAACGCTGCAGCTGACCAAACTCCTAACTCTGGATATGATTACAATAACACTAAGGACCTTTACGATAGATTCTATGAAGGAAACGAACCAGCTTTGGATCCTCCTGGATTATTCGACTATTCAAAAGGACAGTTTTCAGCGATTACTGCTTTTGTTACAACTGTAGCATGGGCTGGAAGCAACTTGATTCCTTCAGCGTATACTCTTTCTGATTACAGAAAAGTATTGATAGTTATGTCAGGTTTCGCTTCTGCAGGTGCTGGTAAGTTAATCGGTCCTGATGGTCAACCAATGGATAACGAAGCATTCTTATCTGATTTGACTGTTTATGGTTCAGCTGGTAACGCTTATACTTCAGCTAACACGTCAAACCCTTACTTATTCAGAGTTGTAACTCAAAGATACGGTAAAGGTATTGTAGAATATGGTAACACTAACGAAACGTTGGTATTCCCTAACAGTAAGACAGATGGTGGTCAGTTTGACAACGTTTGTGATGCTGAAGGTAAAATCTACTTAGAAGTTGATTTACAAGTACCAGTATGTATCACTTGCGGTGGTTCATTAGATGGTT